TATGTACCCAGAGTATGCAGACCAGATTCTTAATAAGAACTCCTTTACACCAGGTTCTCCATATCTATCTTTGATTCGCTACCACGACAAAGACCAAGATGTAATTTACCTACCAGAGCGTAAAGATTTAATCCTATCTCGTACACCAAATCCAATCGGTGAGTGTCTAGTACGTGTAGCACAGCGTTCATCTATTGATGGAGAATCACGCGGTCAGTTCGATGACGTGCTTGCAGTACAACTTGCTCGCGCTCGCTTTGCAGTATTGCAGATTCAAGCGGCTGAAAAGTCTATCCAAGCACCTATTGCTATTCCACAAGATGTACAAGAACTTGCCCTTGGTCCAGATGCAATTATGCGTTCTGCTAACCCACAGGCTATTCGTCGTGTCCCACTCGAATTGCCAGCAGGTGTCTTTACAGAATCAGGCGTATTAGAGCGTGAACTTCGTATGGGTGCTCGTTACCCAGAGTCTCGTTCAGGTCAAACAGATGCCTCCGTTGTAACAGGTCGCGGAGTACAAGCACTACAAGCAGGCTTTGATACACAGATTAAAGCAGCTCAAGCACAGTTTGCAAAACTCTTTGTTGAAGTTATTGGACTCTGCTTTAAGGTAGATGAAAAGATTTTCGGTAACAAGGTCAAGGAAATTCGCGGCATTGATGACGGTACACCGTACTCAATGAAGTATGTTCCATCTAAGATTATCAATGGCGACTACTCTGTAGATGTTCGCTACGGAATTATGTCTGGTATGGATCCAAACCGTGCAACTATTGCTTTGCTACAAATGCGTTCAGATAAGCTCGTATCACGTGACTATGTCCGTCGTGAGCTACCAGTTGAGATTAACGTAACGCAAGAAGAACAAAAAGTTGATATTGAAGAGATGCGCGATGCTTTGCGCGTTGCTGTTGCACAATATGCACAGACTATTCCGTTGGCTGCTCAACAAGGACAAGATCCATCACAGATTATTACCCGTATCGCCGAAGTAATTAAAGGTCGTCAAAAGGGTAAGCAAATCGAAACTATTGTGGAAGAGGCTTTCGCCCCAGAACCACAACCTCAAGCACCAGCAATGGCGCCTGAAATGATGAATCCAGCAGCAGGTGCGGCCCCCGCTTCTGCCTCGCAGCCAATACAGTCACAACCTGGCGGTATGGCCCCTGCTGCTGGTTCACCAGCCCCACAAGGAAAACCAGATATTGCATCATTGCTCGCCTCAATCGGCGGCGGTCAATAAAGTAAAGGAGGTGCAATATGAAAAAAGGAACACAGGCTCCAGCCCCTATGTCAAAGCCAGTTGAGGGCAAGAAGGATACTTCTAAGCCAGCAGGTGGAAAGACTTACTTTGGCTTCACAGCCGCAGGACGTCCAGGCAAAAAAGTCAGCAAGGGATAATTATTCTAGTGAGGTGGACTGAACGTGGATAATCGCAATGAAGTTCCGCGTTCAGTTCATCTTGCAGATTTCCTTGTAATACTTACTGGGTTTCTGCACAACTTATCAAATAGCATTACAGCATTTACAGAAGAGCTAATGGAATTAGCAATATACCACGCCACTCGTACATCACGAGTTAATAGAGTGTGGGAAGAATTTACAAACGATTTAGAGAAGATACAGGAGGATACCGATGGCGCTTGAAGATGCCAAAAACCCATTAGCGGGTGTATCTGGTCCTGGAAAGTACGCAAAGCGTACAGATAGAATCCCAGCCAATTCATACGGGGATCAAACAGAATTAGCACAGATTGCATCTGGTGCTCCTATTGCAAAGACTCCTGATACTAAGGGTATGCCAATGGGTCAAGTAGAAGCCGCTGCAGCAAATGCTGCACCACAGACTCCAGTAACACCATTGTTTGCACCATCACAACGTCCAGAAGAACCAATTACACAAGGTGCTCCAATAGGACCAGGTGCTGGACCAGAAGCATTAATAATGAAAAAATCTACAGATAAACTCTCAGATGCTTTAGCACAAATGCTTCCTTATGATACAACTGGTGAAATTGGAATCTTGTATCAGCAGGCATTATCGCGAGGTATGTAGTGGCTGGTTCAAATATTAGAGCTGCCGCAGTTCAAGCGCAATTAAACCCAGAGCAAAAAGCAAAAGTAGATGACCTATCTAAATTACTTGATACTCATCGTGCTTTATTAAACTTGCCTTCTGCACAAGCACAACAAAAATTTCAACAACTTCCACAAGGTCAACAAGATGGTCTTACAACAATGTTTGCCGATGATGGCAAAACACAAAAGACTGGCTGGTTTGATACTGTTAAACATTACTACAATCCAGTATTTGGATTTGGTAAAGCAGCAATTCAAGGTTTAACTGAAGTAGGCGATTTTATGACTCGCCTTTACCGTACCTCTGAAGTTGCTAGAACACAAGCAGATACTCTACCTAAAGGTGGCCTAACAGGTATCAAGGCTGCGTGGGATATTGCAAACGACAAAGGTGAATTAGTATTAGACCCAACTCGTATTGACAAAGCAAAAGAAAAGTATGGCGCTGACCGCATATCTGTTGCAATTAAAGCAGACCAAGGTATGCCATTAGATGAGATTCAAGCAACTGGCACTCCAGCAGAACAAAAGATTGCAGCAGAAGCAGCGCAAAATAAAGACAATCTTTTTCAAAGCGCTATTGATGCTGTTAAAGCAGCCAAATATTCTCCTGGTCGTCAAGTAGCAAATACGCTTCTTCCAGAAAGCCTAGAAGGTTCAGGGTTTCTATATAAAGGAATCTCTGGAACAGTAGATACTGCTTACCGAGTATTTGCAGATCCAACACTTGCATTAGGCAAGGCTAAGAAAGCCTACGATGCTGCTAACTACGCAATGTTTAAGATTGCTGGTAATGCACAAAATGTAGATAAAGTATTTACTAATCCTCGTGTGGTCCAATTTTTTGATACCTACGGCGCTCAATTAGATGAACTAGGTAAGGCACGTAAAGCAAAAGATATTGTTAAGGCAACAGAAGCATCTACTATGCTTCGTCGTATTGCTCCAGAATTTGGTCCAACAGCAGTTGATGAATTTATTAAAGCTGGCGTCAAGAACGCTGAAACAGCAAAGAACTACCTTGCTAATCACGCAGACGTTAAAGCCATTATCGGTGGACAAGCAGCACGTGTTACTCCATTAATTCCACGCCTTGATATGTCTCGTCAAATTCGTATTAGCGCTTTAACTGCTGGTGATAAGATTCTTAATATTGACAAAGTTGGTCAAAAGTTAGTTAGCGCTTTGTATGGAACAGCACCTGCTTATGACGATATTAACGCAGGTCTTGTATCAGGTTCAGACCGAGCAGCAATACTTGAAGGTAGAGTTGGGAAACTTAAAGGACCTACTGGAGTTATTCGTTTTACAACTAACCAAATTCAAGGTCGCCTAGATCGTTTTGCTGCTAAGTTTACAACTATCCCATATTTTCCAAATGGTTTTTTTGATGTTGCTTCTCCTAATGCAAGTGACCAAATTTACCGTATCTCACGTTTAACCAATAGCCGCTATCACAGCAAGATTATTGCTGAAGCATTCGCTGCTGGTACCGAAGGTCAAAAGAAACAAATCTTCAAAGGTCTATGGAATACCGTAGCTGAGATTCGCGGCGTACCTAAGTCACAAGCTGGTATGACATATATGGAAGAATTTGCAGGACGTGGACTTGAAAAGAAATACGCTGCAGATATTGTTGTTGATGGAGTTAATAAGGGAAACCCTGCTGACTTTAACGGACAGCAAGTAGCGTTATTTCCATATCAGTTATCATCTGGTATTGCAGTTCCATCTATTGTAGATCTTGATAGACTTTCAGCACGTGCTGGTCTTATTGGTCGCATAATGGGTCTATCCCACCAAAAGTGGGTTGAGAAGATGACTTCTCTATGGACTATTGGAACTCTTGCAGGTCCTCGCTTTGCACTTCGTAACGCAACAGAAGACCTTATGGTTCACCTTGCTATTGGTGATTCTCCTTGGGGAATTGTTAAAGGACGTTTACTTTCATCTCGCTTACGCCTTGCACGTGGTGGTACTGGTGGAGAAAGTATTGGTAAAGTTCTTAAAAACCAAGCTACTCTTAATATGGAACCAGGTGAACTGGGAGTAATCCAGAAACTTGTTCGTCGTAAAGATCTTGCAGCATATAAAGCAAAAATTGATTCTGCAACAAGTGTAGAAGATGTACGTTCTATTATGGCTGAAGCAGTAATGCACAACAGTCTAGCCTATAAAGTAGATGCAGAAGGCGCTAAATATATTGCTGAGTTTGCAAAATACGGCAACCTTGACAACCTTCTTGCAGATATTTCAGAAGGTGGTAAGAACGCATATAGCGGTGGAGACCAGTATCTTTCTGCAGCCAATGATGTTGCTAAATATGGCAAGATGGAACCTATTGAAATTAATGGGGCTAAGTATGTTCAATCTACTGGAGATAAAGCATTTACAAACTTTAACCCAGTAGCCAGTGAACAAGCTCGTATGTCTTGGCTTATTCAATTAGGCATTACATCTAACGATGCTCTTGCTAAAATTGCAGTTAAGAATCTTGAAAATGAAGAAGTAGCACTTCGTGAAATGGCTACATACCTTTCAAAACTACCTGATGCAGAACTCAAGCGTTTTGAGTTATACTCAGAAGGTCTTGGCGGAAACGTAAATGTCCACGCCAAGAAAGCATTTGATGCCGTTAAAAACCTTTATTCAAAACGTGATGGTAGCGTTAATAAAGCGCTTCTTGCTAAAGTTCGCAAAGTAGACAAAGACGGCAATGTAGTTGTATCAACTAAAGATTTATCTATTGAAGACCTACCAACTGCTAAAGACACATCGCTTACTCCTGAATTTATATCAGGTCCAACGCTTGTTCCAGTTGCTGAAAGCGGTAACTTTGCAGCAAGCCTAACGGATCGTGCGTGGGATGCTATGGGTGAAGCTAACGCTCGTTTCTCTCGTGAGCCTATTGTTCTTAATGAACTTATTAGATTCCGTAAGGAAATGGCTGACTCAGGCTATGAACAACACGTAATGGACTTTTATACTAAAGGTCTTGAAGGTGAAAAACTTATTAAGGCTCAAGAGTATGCAAGAAAACAAATTCTTGCTACAGCAGAAGACCTTGCAAAGAACCGCGTTCTTTCATATGTAGATAATCCTGCAGTTCGCAGTCAACTTGCTATGTCTGCGCGTAACTTTGCTCGGTTCTATCGTGCAACAGAAGACTTTTATCGCCGTATTTATCGCACAGTACGTTACAATCCAGAGTCAATTCGTCGTGCAACCCTTACTTATGAGGGAATTACACACTCTGGCTTTGTACAACAAGACGATAATGGTGATTCATACTTCTTTTACCCAGGATTAACTCCTGTATACCAGACAATGAGTGGCATTGCTTCAGCATTTGGTGCTCCAGAAGCATTTAAGACTCCTATGCCAGTGGAGTTTGGTGGTAAATTAAATATGATTACCCCGTCAATGAACCCAGATTCACTGTTTCCAACATTTGCTGGACCAGTAGCTGCAGTTCCAATGAAATTTGTATTTAATCTAGTGCCACAATTTAATGGTTTAGAGCAAGCATTTCTTGGTAAATACTCAGAAGACCAACCAATGATTAATGCTATTTTCCCAGCACACATAACACGTTTTATTCAGACAATGGATCGTAATGAGCGTAACTCTCAATACGCATCTGCTATGCGTAAGGCTGCAACATACTTAGAAGCATCAGGTCACGGTGTAAAACCAACGTGGAATGAAGCAACTCAACAATGGGATGCCCCATCACCTGCAGATTTAGAAGCATATAAAACAAAACTTCAAGCATCAGCAACATCTATTCTTGCAGTTCGTTTTATTACTGGATTCTTTGCACCAGCATCACCTCAAACAACGCTAAAATCCGATATGGCTCAATGGGCTAGAGATAACGAGCGCGTAAACTTTAAGCAAGTTTATAATAACCTTATTAATCGTTACAATGGTAATATTGATAAGGCTATGGGTGAGTGGATTGCTCTTTATCCAGATCAAATGCCATACACTGTAGGTGAGTCTGAGACTAATACAGTCACATCAGCTCGTGCTATTGATGGAAGCGTTGAATGGCTCAAGAACAATGGCGATGTGGTTAACAAGTATCGTGAAGGTTCTATGTTCCTTATGCCACGTGTAGGTGAATTTAACTTTGATGCGTATAAGTTGCTTATTTCACAAGGACTTACTCGCAGCAAGCGCGTAGAAACGTTCCTTCAGGATGTTTCAACAGCACGTGACGTACAGTTTTATTACCAACAAAAAGATAACTTTGATGCACAACTTGCACAGACATATTCAGACCCAGCAAAGAAAGCACTTAAAGACCAATGGGATCAGTGGTCAAAACAGTTTAAGGGCGCTCGACCATTGCTTCAATCTGAATTAGGTCAGGGTTCTGAACGTGCTATTAAGCGTCAAATTGCCTATAAAGATTTACAGAATATGTTACTTGACCCATCTGTACGTAAAGCCAACCCACAGGCTTTTGATGTCATTTCTCAAATGTCAAAAATCTACGATAACTATGTTTACAGTAAAGATTTGACTGTTGGCTCAGGTGCAGCATCTAATGCGTATAAAGATATTCTACAACAAAATGTAAAAGCACAACTTCAGAAGTTAGCTGAGAGTAATCCGAATGCACTTAATGTGTATAACGTGATTTTCTCAAGATTGGTAGGAGACTAAAATGGGATTTGCACCCGATAGCTGGACCACTGGTGGCATACCAAAGCAGTCAACAGCGTCTACTCCTGCTCCAAACCCATACGGAGGGTTTACACCTACTGCAACAACTGGAACTGTTCAAGATCAAGCTGCTGTTCTTTATGCAATGTCTGATGCTGAACGTAAAGCATTTGCTCAAAAGTTAAGTGATGCTGGTTATAGAGTAAAAGTATCTGGTGCTAAAGGAAATACACTTGCGATTGCTGATGCTCTATTATCAGCCCAACAAGAACAGTTAACAGCAGAATCACGTTTAGGTAAAAAGTATGCAAGCATAGATGAATACCTTGCAGAAAAGAAGGCTGGCGGAACTGGTACGGGCGCTCCAAAAGCGTATGCAACTATCTCTCCTTTGACAACAGCGGCTGGACTTATTAATGATGCTTATCAGCGTAACCTTAATCGTGATGCGACTAAGGCTGAAATTGATTCTATTACGAAGAAACTTAATGCAGCTGAAAAGAAAAATCCACAAAAGACTGTCAATGGTCTTACTACTGGTGGTATTGACCGCAATCAGTTCTTGGATGAGATTGTTAAATCTCGACCTGAATTTAAGAAGCGTGTTGAAAGCAAGAAAGCGCTTAATACAGAAACTCTTATTGCTACTGCAAAAGCAAATGGATTAAATCCAACTCCACTTCAATTAGAGGATTGGAATAAGCGTCTTCAAAATGGAGAAGACTTAAATATTATTAAAAAGTCTATTCGTGATACAGCCTCGTTAGGAATGCCAGATAATATTAAGAAACTAATGGCAGATGGAACAGACCTTGAAACAATCTATGCTCCATACAAGAATGTTATGTATCAGACGCTAGAATTAAATCCAGATGCTATTAACCTCAATGACCCAACACTTCGCAGTGCTATTGGGGCTAACGGTGAAATGCCTATCTATGATTTCCAGCGAGCGCTTCGCAAGGATCCACGTTGGCAATATACAAACAATGCACGTGAAGATGTTTCCAATTCTGTTAGTAAAGTCCTTCAGGACTTTGGATTTATGGGGTAATGATGGCTGTAGACGAAAGCACTAAAGCAGCAGGAATGCGTGCTGCTACTGTAGCAGGTAAAGCACAAGCCAAGACCCAATCTGAATATACAAAAACTCTTGCTGGTGCCAAAACAGATTTACCTTCTGCTATTGCTAACGCACAAAAACTTTATACTGATGCTAAAAAGTCTGGTAACGCTGGTATTGCAGCACAAGCAAAAGACTTTATAACAACCCTTAAAGGTTTAGAACCTATGCTTGCAAAGCTAGGACCTGAAGCATCTAATGTTTATAAAGGCGACCAATCAGCATTACGTACAGATTCTGCTATGCGCTCTGGTCAAATGACTGGTATATCTACATCAGGTCAACATTATGTAGATGGTAAAGCAGTATCTGCACAAGAATATGTAACATCAGTCGGTGGAGATACAGGCGCAGGCGCTGGAGCGGGTGGTGGTGCTGGCGGTTCCGCCAGTGGGAATTTAACTGCTGATTCTTTACTTCAACAAGAGCAACAACAAGCACGTAAATCTGCTTATGATATTTTGTATGAAGAATTTAATCGCTATGGATTAGGCGCTCTAGTAGACCCACTTAAAGGTTTGATTACAGAAAATATTTCACCTTCAGAATTTGGTCTTCGCCTACAGCAAACAGATGCTTACAAAAAACGCTTTAGTGCTAATGCTGACCGTATTGCTAAAGGTCTTACAGCACTTCGACCAGCAGAGTATTTAGCAATGGAAGATGCTTACCAAAACATTATGCGTAACTATGGACTTCCTGCTTCATACTATTCAAAGGATTCACTAGGCACACAGGCTGGATTTAATCAACTTATTGCTAATGACGTATCTGCTACAGAACTAGAAGATCGTGTTATGACTGCACAAAATCGTGTAGTTAATGCTAACCCAGAAGTGTATAAAGCACTCAAGGCTTTCTATCCAGATATTACTAACGGTGACATCTTGGCTTATACACTTGACCCAACCAAGGCGCTAGATATGATTAAGCGTAAGGTAACTGCAGCTGAAATCGGTGGTGCTGCTCTTGCTCAAGGATTAACAACTGAGGCTACAACAGCAGAAAACTTAGCACGCTACGGAATTACTGGTACTCAAGCACAACAAGGCTACGAACAAGTTGCTGGAATGTTGCCACGTGCATCACAACTATCTGATATTTACAAGCAAGACCAATATACACAAGCAGTAGCAGAGGCAGATGTCTTTGGAACTGCAGGGTCTGCAGCAGCAAAAGAAAAACGCAGAAAACTATCAGCACTTGAGGCAGCATCATTTGCTGGTTCATCAGGCGCTGCTCAAAATGCGTTAAGCCGTGACCGCGCATCAAGCGTAGGTATGTACCGCGAATCAGGCGCAGGCGCCTTCTAAACATAGACCTGCCACTAGAACGACTGGCCTAGTGGAGTGATACCAATACCAGGAGTCAGAGCCATACCCGTACCCCAACGGAATATGAGGCTGGCGTAATCAAACAATGATAGGGAGATGGACTATGTCCAATAACGACTACGAGGACGACGACTTTGACTTTGAAGATTCTTCTT